GATGGAAAAATCAAGCTGCTCTGGAGGAAATGCGGAAAAACATCTTTGTTTCGGAAGGCAAAGTGGGCCACATAGGGGGCATCTTCAGTAAGACCATGATGAAGATGTCACCCAAACCGAAATAGGAACTCCGCACTCTTCCGGCTGTCTGTGTTGGTGGAAAACCATCAAACACCAAAGTCCTACTAGGCAGTCGGGTTGACGCAAGGGACTGCGCTTGTCTTTGTAAGCGTAAAACGACCAAACTCTTTAATTACACTGATGAAGAGCTTAACAACAGTTACGTTTGGACACATAAGGGATGTGTGTGTAACGAATTGGTCGCTTTAAAACAACGACACCAACTCGACACTGGTGTGAGATATAAGAGTAAAATCGATCTGGCTAAGTATCTCAGACCACTTGTCAAGCTTCTTGACCCCGTAAGTGAGGACACTATAATACATCATAGTGACGGCGCCAAGAAGAAACTTCTTCTCTCCGCGAAGGAATCCTTGGAAGGCTATCCCATACAACCAGAGGACGGCGAAGTCAAAATGTTTTTGAAGGCCGACAAAGGCCACATTTTTGATGACGACGAATCCCCTGAGTTTGGCGCCCCAAGGTGCATACAGTACCGCAATAAACGCTACTGCCTTAGATTGGCCACATACTTACATCCTGTGGAAAATCATGTGTATAGGTGCATGGACAAATCGAACAGTCCATGTTTTGCAAAGAGTCGTAACCTAACACAACGTGGAGGTGATCTCTGGGAAAAGTTCAACTATTTCCAAAATCCGACCATCATTTGCATTGATCATTCAAAATTCGATGCACACTGCAACAAGCACTTGTTAAAATTGGAGCACAATTTTTACAAGCATTGCTTCCGAAATCGTGACAAAATAGAGCTATCAACCTTGTTGGCAATGCAAATTGTCAATAAAGGGGTCACGAAACACGGCACCCGCTATGTAACAGCAGCCACACGTATGTCTGGCGACCAGAACACAGGTTTAGGTAACTCAATAATAAACTTCGCAATGCTTAGTGCATATGCGGAGCATAATAATTGGGATGCCTGCTTTTACGTAGACGGCGACGACAGTGTCATGATCGTTGAAGGGGATGTTGACCCAAAACCAGATTTCTTTACTCAATTTGGTATGAAAACCAAAATAGAGTGTGTGACAAAGGAGTTCCGCAAATTGGAATTCTGTCAGACTCGACCTGTTTATGACGGTACAGCCTGGAGACTCGTGCGAAATCCATTTAGGATGTTAGCGCGTATCCCCTGGGCAGTCAGAGACATTGCCCCAACCATCAAGAACAAATACCTGCGGTCAGTGGGGTTATGTGAGATGGCATTGGGAGTCGGGTTGCCAATAGGACAGTATATTGGCAGCACTTTATCCAAATTGGGAAAGGGATATATGATCACGGGCAACCACCATCGGGCCCAGAAAGAGTATATGAGACCCAGCAAAGTGATACTCATACCACCAACGTATGAGGCACGAATCGAATACGAGTTAACGTGGGACGTATCGATAGCTGATCAGCTCCGGATTGAGGCTTCTGGCATACAACAGCCAGAGTTGGGAGATTGTCTTACGTTTGATGAGGATCCGTTCCGATAACATCACTATGACCAACAAAGGCAATAGGAAAGGAGGCGCAAGCCGAATACCCCAACCTGTGAATAGCAGAGCAAACTATTCAAGAAGGACCTACACCCCACCCAAGGTTCGACAACAACAACAACTCCCACTCCTACCATCTGGTGTGAACAACAAGGCAACAATGCCAAAGATGTCACAAGACTACACGGTACGAGGGGAGGAGGTGATACAGGTGATCAATGTTAACACTGGCTCTACAGCAGGTCAGGTGATTTACAACCAGTTGATTACCCCCTTGTCAGCACTACGACTAGGGATCCTATCAGGCGCTTGGCAGAGGATTGACTGGAAACAGGCTTCCCTACATTTAGTTGCGCTGAATGGATCAGTTGTGCAAAGTGGTTACACCATGGGATGGCTTGAGGACCCTGAAATCGAGGTCCCCACCGCACCATCGGCTGTCATCCCGTTTCTCACAGCCCTACGTTCAACAACAGTGAGACAAGCATGGGTGGAATCAGAATCAGGCGTGCAAGTTGCAACTCCAGACAAACCGGAAATGTACACGCAACCAGGATCTGATATCCGCCGATATTCACCAGGACGACTGGTTATCGCAGTTGCAGGAGATGTTGCTCAACAGGCCACATTCCAGCTTATGCTCAAATACGCGGTGAGACTTTATGTCCCACTTGCAGTTTCGGCAGGAGCTCCACCACCACCAGCAACAACCGTCATCGATGGCGTATACCCAGGCACCAACAATTGTGTTGTCGGAACCACAGGCGTTTCCTGTCCCGCATGGGCAGGCTCGGTTGGCGGCGGAACAGTGGTAACACTCATCCGTCGTCTTCCAGTCATACCTTCCGGATCATCATCACCGGTTAGTGACTTCCGTTTGATCCCAGTTGGGTCTACTGTTACAATAAACACCTTGTCAGCAGGCTTACCGGCATCAATAACGTATTCAGGTGTATCATATCACCTTGCCTACACGGATACCTCTACAGGACAGTTCCGAGCTTTTAGTACGATTCCCCCAACAGCAGGAGGTACACAAGCTCGAATGTTTGAGATCGCCTAGATACTCACACACAACAAGCCGGGAGAGCTTATCGGATCTCTTCCGGTCTAAATGACCACTTGTAAGATCGATTAAGGTGAAGGACAATGGAAAAATCCGCAAGGAGGGGCACCATTGTTATGATTAAGATGGACAGCGTTATTCGCTTAATCCGCC